TTTGTATAGGTGTTTCAATAAGTGTTCAAAAATATCAAGGTAGTGGCGGAAAGAGAGAGGGAGCAGGTAGACCTAAAAAAAATAATCAAAATAATCAAATTAATCAAATTAATCAAATTGAACAAACTAAAACTAAAACTAAAACTAAAACAGAAACTAAAATAAAAAAAGAAAATTTATCAGCACAAGATATAAATTATGAGTTTGATAGATTTTATGCTGAGTATCCTCGTAAGGTTAGTAAGTCGGAAGCAAAGAAAAAATTTATAAATATAATTAAAAAGTCTAAAGATAGTTCTATTATTGCTAATATATTTTATGGTTTAGAGTGCTATAAAAAGTCTATTATTGCTAATAAAACAGAAACAAAATATATTAAACATCCTACAACTTGGTTAAATCAAGAATGTTGGAAAGATTATGAAAAGCAAGAACAATTTACTAAAGTTGATGAGGATAGATTAACAACCTTGCAAGAAATTGTTTTAAAATCACCAATATTAACAGAGAAAGAAAGATTAGAGGCTGAAAAAGAAGTTGCTAAACTTTGGGAGAAAAAGAAACAATGTCAATAAGATATTTTGTAATGAAAGACGCTGAAAACGAAAATAAAGATTGCAGAGAAGTAAAGACACCTGCGGAATGTAAAAAATATAATCAAAAAGGTTATGGCGTATTTATGACCTTTAATACATTTAAAGGTGAAAGACGTTTAGCGGAAAATGTAACAGAAATATGTTTTTGGGCGTGTGATATTGATGGTGGAAATAAAGAAGAACAAATGAAAAAAATTAATGATTTAGTTATAAAGCCTAGTATAATAATTGAAAGTAAAAACGGTTTTCATTGTTACTGGAAAGCAAAAAATGCTACTATAAAGAATTATAGTAAAATTGAAAAAGGTATTATAAAAAGATTAGACGGTGATACACATTGTAAAGACCCATTGCGATTGCTTAGAGTTCCTAACTATTACCATTTAAAAGATAAAAATAATCCGTATTTAATAACAGTAAAACACGCTGAAAATAAATCTTTTGATGAGCAAGATATGTTATATTATTTTGGGATTAAAGAAAAGAAAAGAAAAGTTTTTAAAGGTAAATTAAATTTAACAAATTTGCAAGATTATGAAAAATATTTTAAAATAAATCAGGTATGTAAAGGAGAAAGAAACGGTTATCTATTTTGGGTATTAAATAGACTTATTGATAACGGTTTACCTGATATTGAAATAAGACAAGTTATAGAACATTTAAATAGTTGTTTATCGGATAGTTTAAGTCAATGTGAAATAAATCAGTTATTGAGGGGTAAAAAGATATTATGAAAACATTAATTGAATATATGAAAGACAATAAGCGTATAGGTACTTTTGGAAATGCTTACTTAGATTACAAATTAAAGGGTATTAATAAAGGTGATTTAGTATTAATAGGTAGCCGTTCGGGAGCAGGTAAATCAACAATAGCAGAATTAATAGCTACACATAATGCTAATAAAGGGGTAAAAGTTACTTTAATATCTTTAGAAAATTTTGAGGGTGATAATTACTTAAATACGGGTTATTATTATTATAAAGAATTATCAAAAGATTATAATTTAAATTTAAGAGATTTTGTTAGTGGTGAGTTTAATAAAGATTTAAACTGTTTAGAAAAAGCTGATGAATTAACAAGAAAAAAATACAAAAATATTAATTTAATAGATAGAAATAATGAAAGAGGATTTACGTTAGAAGACTTAAAAGAATGTTTAACAGATGCTAAAGTAAATAAAGGTTCTGAATTAGTAATAATAGATCACTTAGATTATTTTGACAAGCTAGCAAACGAAAGCGAAAACGAACATATATCTAATTTAATGAGTGAAATAAGAGAAGCACAATATGCTTTAAAAATACCGATTGTAGCAATATCACATTTACGTAAAAATGGGGATAGAGAATGTAAAGTTCCTAGTATGGATGAATTTATAGGAAGTTCAAACAAAGTAAAACAATCTACAATAGTAATATTGTTTGCACCTGATGACGAAACAAATGAAAATAGATTAATTACAGATAGATATTTACGTAGTACGTGGTGCTGTATTAGAAAGTTAAGAAATGGTGGAATAGATAATACGGTAGGCAGGTTAGAATTTGATACAAAATTAGGCAGATATGCGGATTGGTGGAGTGAGTATAAAATTAATTATTATGGTACTAAAATAAGTGAAACGCCAATTATAACAAGTAAAGATGTAGAGAAATTTTAAATGAATAGAACAGATGAAATATACAGAAAACAATTAGAAAAATTTATTGATAAATGCGATAAAGAAACATTAAAAAAATACTTTGTAGACTTGGTTATAAAACATAATCAGTATAAAAATATTATTGAAAATGAGTTAAGGGGGTAAAAATGGACACTTACGCAAAAAAAGCATTAGAATTTTTGAAAAGAAACGGCAAAATTACACATCAAGACATTATGCGAGAAACATATACAAATTGCCCGCATAGCACTTTGAGAAGTCTTAAAAACTTATTAAAAGGTACTAATATGTCATTAATGGAAACTTGGAGCGAAAGTAGTAAAACTATTATTGAAAACGGAAAGCCTAAAGAGATTAAAAAACGCTTTAAAACTTACTTTTTACAAACAAATGAATGTAAATAAATGTAACAACAAATAAAATAAAAGTATTGACATTTTTTATATTTGGGTTTATAATAGAAATGTAAGGACTTGAGCCTACCAAGTATAAAAAGGGATTTGATAAACTTACAAGTATAGATTAAAAAGAGGTAAAGAAAATGAAAACAATAGGACAACAAATATTTAATTCAAGATTGAATAACCTTGAAGAAATTGACTTCACAAAGTCTTGGATTGAACTTGCAGAGCAACAACAAACAGAACTCGGTTATGAATACCAAGAAAACGAATTGCTTGAACGTGAATATGACGAGATTATGGAAGATAGAGTAAGACAATATGAAGAAGAGGAGTATATGATGTTTGGGCTATAAAAAGCCCTTGCAACAACTCTAATTTGCTAGACGTTACGAGTATAAATCAAACTAGCTAGGTGGATAACGGCACTAAAAAACGAACGGTTACAAGCGGATACATTGTATGGCAGTCTGGAACTAGACAGACAATTTGTTAAAAAGAAAGGGTTTAAGTATGAATTTAGAAGATTTAGAATATGATTTTTGTGAGTCTGAATTAAGACCTGATGAACCAACAGTAAGAGCGGTTATATTAGCAAAGTGTCTTGTATCAAATCCACATTTTACTTTTAAAGATGAAAGAATATGCCGATTTTTAGCAGAGGCAGAAATGAAAAATGATGAAGAAATAAACGAATATACTTTACAACCTGTAAATCCTACAGAATTTGAAGTAATAACAGCAGAAAAAGATAGAAATAATTATGAGGGCGAACGTATAGAGGAGATAGTAACTATTTTTGATGAAGAAAACTGGGAATATTGTTAAGGGGGTAAAAATGACAAATTATTTTGAAATACTATCAAAAATTAATGTAAACTCAATGACAGAAAAAAAGAACGGTTTAACTTATTTAAGTTGGGCGTACGCGTGGCAAGAAGTAAAAAAACTATTTCCTGAGGCTAATTATAAAATATATGAAAATGCTGAGGGGTGGAATTACTTTACAGACGGTCGTACAGGTTGGGTTAAAACTGGCGTAACAATAAACAATATAGAACATATAGAATATTTACCGATTATGGATTATAGAAATAAATCAATAACCCTTGACAAAATCACTTCTTTTGATGTTAACAAGGCAATACAAAGAAGTTTAACAAAAGCAGTAGCAAGGCACGGACTAGGTTTATATATTTATGCAGGTGAGGACTTGCCTGAGGCAATGGCAACAACAGAAGAAAAGTTAGAACGTTGCAAAGAAAAAGTAAAAGAAACACAAAAAGATATACCTACGGATAATGATGTAGAAATATTTAAGGGTTTAGCAGATTGTAAAACCTTAGAAGAATTAAAAGACTATTACAGTAAAAATTATGCAAAAGTAAAAAATAAAAATACTTTTGTGCAATTAAAAGACGATAGAAAAAATGCTTTAACGGCAGAGGTGTAATATGGGAATGTTTAGCAAAGATGAAGATGATTGGAGTTATTCTGATTGCTCAAATTGTAATTATAAAGAAATATTATTAATGATAAAAGACTTAATAAAGATAAAAGAAATAGAAGATGATGAAGATGAAGAATACGAAAAACTAGAAAATGAAAAACACGAACTAATGCAAAGAGCTATTGATTTATCTTGTGAAAATAATTTATTGAAACAAGAAATAGAACGATTAAAAAATAAAAACAATAATTTACAATTTGAAAGTAATAATAATTTATAAAAGGTTTAAGAATGATAGCAACACTTGAAAAATTAGATAACGGAAAAATAGAGTTTTCATACTTTGGATTAAAACCTAAAGATATGGAAATCGGCACAAAATACACAATCACAAAATATGTTAAAAAACGTAGTTTAGATAGCAACCGTATGTTTTGGGGCATATTGCAGAAAATATCGGAAGAAACCGATAACGATTTAATGGACTTATACATAACTTTATTAGAACAATCCAATGCAAAGTATGAATTTTTACTGGTATTACCTGAAACTATAGAAGAACTAAAAAAAGTTTTTAGAGCCGTAAAGGTTCTAGAATATAGAGATTACAACGGAAAACAAATGGCGGTAGTTAAAGCATATATCGGTAGCAGTAAGTTTAATACAAAAGAAATGAAAAAGCTAATAGACAAGGCTTTACAAATGGCAAGCGAAAACAATATAGTAATAGAAATGGAGGATTAAATGTTTGGAATAGAAAAAGCATACTATGAAGATAGGATAGACAGTTTAGAAAAAAGAATAGAATATCAAGAAAAAAAAATATCAGATTGTATATTTTATTTAGAAAGTATAGATAATAAAAATTGGATAGATAGTTTAGTAAAACAAATAGAAAGATTAGAAAAAACTAGAGATGAACTTGAAATAAGATTGTCAGCATTAGAAGAAATTATCAGTATAGATATTAAATATAATATAGACTTAAATGCTTTAAAAAAGTATAAATATAAAAAAATGACAGAGATACCTATTATTTTGAATAAAAAAATATGCGAATATCAAAAGAAAATATTAAATGAGATACATAACGGTGATATTTTTGTAGGTGAAATTATTGAAATGATAGAAGAAAAGGAGAATAAATAATGAAAAATGCATTGATAGTAGTAGGAAATTTAGTAGAAAATCCTGAAATTAAGTTTTTAGATAGTGGCAAGAGCGTAACAAGTTTTACCCTTGCAGTTAATGAATTTATAAACGGTGAAAAACACGCTACATTTATTGATTGTCAACAGTGGGAGAGCGAATTCATAGCGGAAAAATGTAAAAAGGGTGATAAGTTAATCGTGCAAGGTCAATTAATTAAAAAAGAATACAAAAATAAAAAAGGTGAGGATAAAACAAAATATACAATGAATGTTTATAAAGTTGCTTTTGATAATGCTTATTTAAGTTTAGATGGTTATGTTGCAGAGGTTGAACAACAAGACAAAAAGCAAATCATACGTTTAGAGGATAGCGATGTAACGATTATTAATTATACTAAGAATGTAATTGAAATAGGCAATCAAGTATTTATTTTAGGCACGTTATCAATGTTTGAGGGTAAACCTTATTTGAACGTAATTAAAATAGAAAAAGCAAACGAAAGCGAAGAAGTGCCATTTTAGGAGGGTAAATGGAATATTATTTAATAATAACATTTTTAATTATTTCAACTGTTTTAATTTTAATAGTTTTAGGCAATATCGGGAGTGAAATTTTAAAATTAAGAGCGGATGTGGAATTTTTAAAAGATGGAAAAGCAAAAGATATTATAAAAAATATAGTAATAGATTTTGAGAGGCAAAAATGAAAATAGATAAAGCATTATTAAGCGAAAACAAAAGTAAATATTTATTCTATCAGAATAAGTATAAAAAGAAAAATGAAAACTTTTTAAAAGTATTAGAAAAATATGTTAAAAAATATTAAATGTATTTACAAATAATTATTTTTTGATATAATAGAATAAAGAATTGAGGTAAATATGGACTATAAAGAATTTATTGAAAACAAAAGACATACAAGCATTGATTATGGATTTAATGCTGTATGGTTACCTGATAACTGTTTATTTGATTTTCAAAAATATATTGTTGAAAAAGCAGTTAAAAAAGGTAGAATGGGGATTTTTGCAGATACTGGACTGGGTAAAACTCGTATATCTTTAGCAATAGCATATAATATGGTTAAATATACTAATAAAAGAGTATTAATATTAACACCGCTTGCAGTTGCTTTTCAATTTCTAAAAGAGGCTGAGCTTATGGGAATTGATGATATTGAATATTCAAAAAATGGTAAATTTACAAAAAGTATTATTTTATGCAATTATGAAAGACTTAATTATTTTGATGATAAAGACTTTGAATGTGTAATACTTGATGAAAGTAGCATATTGAAGAATTTCAACGGACAAATTAAAAATCAAGTTACATATTTTATGCGTAAAGTACCTTACAGATTTCTAACAACTGCTACACCTAGTCCGAATGATTATATCGAACTCGGTACAAGCTCAGAGGCATTAGGTTATATGGGTTATATGGATATGCTAGGCAAGTTTTTTAAAAACAATCAAAATAGCATAGACAGTAATAACCGTAATATAGGTGAAAAATGGTATTTGAAACCACACGCAGAACGTGCTTTTTTTGAATGGGTAAATAGTTGGTCTATTATGGTAAAAAAACCGTCTGATATTGGATTTTCAGATGATAGATATAAGTTACCGCAATTATTGACTAATACTCATTATGTACAAAACAATGAAAAAATATTACCTAACGGTCAAACTTGTTTATTTGTACCGCAAGCAAAAACAATGACGGAAGTAAGAACAGAGCAAAAACAAACGGAAGAAAAAAGAGCTAAAAAGGCTGTTGAGCTTGCACAAGATAAAGTATCTGTTTATTGGGTAAATACTAATAAAGAAAGTAGTATTATAAAAAACTTAGATAGTGAATGTGTAGAAATAATCGGAAGTCAGACTATCGAGAAAAAAGAAGAAATATTAAAAGCCTTTGCAAATGGAGAAATTAAAAGACTTGTAACAAAAGCTACAATAACAGGTATGGGATTAAATTGGCAACATTGTAATCATTGTGTGTTTTTCCCTACTTGGAGTTATGAGCAATATTATCAAGCTATAAGACGTTTTTGGCGTTTTGGACAAAAAAAAGATGTTATGGTAGATTTAGTTTTATCAGACGGACAAAGCAGAGTTATAAAGGCTTTACAAGAAAAAACAGCAAAAGCACAAAAACTTTATGAAAATTTAGTTAAAAATGTAAACGAAAATTTTAAAATAGATAAAAAAAATGAAAATGTAGAAGTTAAGATACCTAGTTTTTTAAAGTAGAGGAGAAGTAAAAATGAAAATTAAAAATCAAATTGAACAAGAAAATTACACAATTTACAATGCAGATTGTATGGAAGTAATGCCGTTATTGCCTGATAACTCAATAGATTTATCGATATATAGTCCGCCTTTTGCAGGATTGTATCAATATTCAAGTGACGCTAGAGATATGAGTAACTGCGAAAGTAAAGAACAGTTTTTAGAACAGTATGATTATTTAGTTAAAGAGATTGCAAGGACAACAAAAAACGGCAGAATAACGGCAGTACATTGTACTGATGTTTTTGACAATAGCTGTAGATTATGGGATTTTCCACACGAAATTATTAAAATACATTTAAAATATGGGTTTGAATATAGAAACCGTATAACGATATGGAAAGAGCCGTTAAAAGTTAGAATGCGTACAATGGTACAAAGTTTAATGCATAAATTTATCGTAGAAGATAGTACAAGATGTTTTACGGCAATGCCTGATTATGTATTGATATTTACTAAAAAAGGTGAAAATCAAGTACCAGTTACACATCCATTCGGGATAAATGAGTATGCAGGTGAAACTCCAATATTACCGAATATTTTAAATGCTTGGAATAATGCCAACGGAACAAATCTAACCGCTGAGGGTTTATGGCAATATTTGAATAAAACTAAAAGCGATGAAAAAGTTACAAAATTAAATCATTATATATGGCAACGATACGCAAGTGCTGTATGGGATGATATAAGAATAGATAACGTATTGCCGTTTAAAGATAGTAAAGAAGAAGATGACGAAAAACACGTACACCCATTACAATTAGACGTAATTGATAGATTGGTTGAATTATACTCTAATCCTAACGAAATTGTTTTAACTCCGTTTATGGGAGTAGGAAGCGAAGTTTATTCTGCTGTTAAAAAAGGTCGTAAAGGTATTGGAATAGAGTTAAAAGACAGTTATTTTAAACAAGCTAGACTTAATATGGAAAGTTTAAAAAATATTGAAACAACGCAAAAAAAGCAATTAAGTTTAATATAAATGGGGGATTAAATGAATAATATAAATGATATAATAGATAAGCAGATAGAAAAATGCTATGAGAAATATGGGAGTTATACAAGCTCTCACGAGGCTATGGGCGTACTATTTGAAGAAATAGACGAACTATGGACAGAGGTAAAAAAGAAACAAATTGATACAGAAAAAGTAGGAAATGAGATAATAGACTGTATTGTAGTTTTACAAAAAATGTATCAAGACGTAGTAATTAAAGAATGTGACAAAAAAAGATGTCAATGAAAGATGATTTAAAAAAATATCCTATATATGTTTATAAAGACGGTGAATTAATAAGATTAAATCAGGTGAATTGGTGGAACAGATACGAGTTTCAAATGCACCATTATATTAAAGAGCAAAGGCAAAAATATAAAGACTTTGAAAAAATAGAACACTTGCAAAAATTAATCTTGCTACCAGTGCAGATGCATACGGATTTACATAACTTTGTAAGCAATTTTGAAGAAAAGTGGGGCATACCGATTAAAGAGTTATTATATGACTATGAGGGAAAAACGGAGATAAAATAATG